TCCATGTTTATCTAATTCGTTTATCCGCACTCTCTTGAGAAGACTGGCAATAGTATAAGCATTAGTTTTACTACGAGTTTTAGTATGCATTTTACGCGTTTTACGAATGTATTTTTTTTTGGCTTTGTAGGCAGTGCTGATGCCTGTTTTTGGTTGCTTGGGATTTCCTTTCGTGTTCGGCCGAAAACCCATTATTATATATATATGTTTAGTTTAGAAAATAAATTTCTATAGTATTTTATATATATGGTTGAAAAAGTTAGTAACAAAACAAGATGGTTTTATAGCACGGTTTGGGACGTTGATTACGATTTTGATAAGCTAGTAGAGGGTAATCAGGTAAGATACGTAGTAAGGGGACATATAGAAAGGTGTCCAAATGTTGAAAACAAGACACCACATAGACATTGCTTGATATATACAAATAATCCATATAGCATATGCGACCGATCATTTGGAACAATAGCTAAGATGATGAAGATGGCCAAGCATCCTTGGATCAAAGATGCTAAAGGTACTGAGAAAGAAATAATCTCATATTCTTGTAAGGAAACAGGTGCACCACCTGATTGTTATGGGGACAGACCTGCACAAGGTATGAGAAAAGATATAGATGTAGTAATTCAAGAATTAAAAGATGGGAAAATAACTACTGATGAAATAGCATTAGAATATCCAATACTATATCACCAATATGGAAGGACATTTGAAAAAATACAAGATATTTTAATGCGCAAAGTCTGGCGGAAGGAGATGACAAAAGGACTATGGATTCATGGACCCACGGGTACGGGAAAGTCACATTATGCATATCATGACTATACCCCAGAAAAGATATATCCATACCCCAATGATGGGGGATGGTGGGACGGTTATAAGCAACAAGAATGTGTGGTTATAAACGAGTTCCGCGGAGGTATACAATATTCGGAACTCCTTGATTTGTGCGACAAGTGGCCCAAATCTGTCCGGCGACGGGGCAGAGAGCCGTTGCCATTTACAAGTAAACTTATAATAATAACATCGTCACTATCGCCGGAAGAAGCATATAATAATCTCTCGCAAAATGATTCGCTCAAACAATTATATGACCGCTTTGAAGTTAAACAACTAAAAGGAAAGTCAAAGCGGGGGTCTGCACCATCCAAATTGGCGGACCTTGGTCCGCCAATTTGGACGGCACAGAAGTGATCTTATAGGTAATATTAGAAACTATAAGATCAGGTTGGCGGCGAAAAAGTACATTTTCTGAGTATACTCTTCAGTGTTTGTTCTTGCCTTCGTACCTTTTAGAAAAAAGGTACCCAAAGTTCTTTTTTATTTTAAAAAAACGGCATAGCCTTTTTTTTAATATATTTTTAATTGTCTGCGCCAATTGGATCTCTCCATTTAACTGTTCTTGTAATATCAACAACAACAGGTGTAGTCAATTGAGTATCACCAGGTTGCCCTTGTTGATTTGAAGAGATTAAACACCATAAAGGTTGTAATGCTGGAGTATTTTTATAATTCCAGCCGGTTAAAGGGTATGGTTCTGATGTATCAGCTGTACCAGGAAGAGTAAGGAATTGGTTAATTAATTTATTATGATTAAATTCAAAGAAGAATGTATTAACTGCACTTGATTGGTTACGTGTAGGATCTATTATTTTGGTATATTGTTTATATATTTTAAAACCTGATTTTGGTAGATAATTACCACTAGCCATATTATTAAGCCCATCTAAGGCTTCTGGTAGTATAAGGTTTCTTGAAGATAAAGATGATGTTGGAATAGACATTGGTTTTTGAGTGAAGAATATTATACTAATACGTGCGGCTGATTTACAACCGATTTCTATACGATATGTAGAACTTTGAGCATAATATTTACCGGTATCTGGTATATCAAAATTTTTTGGTAACCATAAACTGGTTTTAGTTGTATCACCAGGAGGTCCAACACCTTGATAATTGTATCTTTGAAAGTCTCCGACTGATGTTGGTATAGCTGCTCCAGCATTACCTTTCATTTGAAAGACTGGAGCTCTAACAGTATTAACTACTGGAACGTCTGGTGGTTGTGATCCGAAATTATTAATATTAAATAATATCGGGTATAAGGCTCTTACATCGAAGAGTGAGGATGGATATACAGGAACTGACGGAATTATCCTAGCGTTTTGCTTATTAGTCTGTAAACATCCATGTTTATCTAATTCGTTTATCCGCACTCTCTTGAGAAGACTGGCAATAGTATAAGCATTAGTTTTACTACGAGTTTTAGTATGCATTTTACGCGTTTTACGAATGTATTTTTTTTTG